AAAGTTACACCACTACGCGCATACAATTCACCAAAATTTTTTAAATTGCGTACACAATTCGTCGCCCAAGATGTATGGACAATGAGCCAAATTGTCTGAACAATTAACCCGAAAATCGACCATTGACGCACGGCTCACATGACTACACCTTTAGTCACTTACTCCCGACGTCCACTTATCCCCAACTTATCCCCAAAAATCCCTTAGCACTCCCCACCCTCAGTGGCTAATTGTCACCATTTGAACCCAAATCAGAAAAAATGAACGAAATTGTCAGACACTTTACAGATGTGTATATCGAAAAATTGCTTTGAAATGATCGTTTAAGGTTTCAAACTGTATAAAGTTGTGTGAACAATTCGAACAATAAGGGTTCGTTTATGGGGAGTGAATTGTCAGACGATTTGGTGGGGAATAATGAACGACTATAAACATAGTGAGATAGAATATTACTCACGTATACAAAAAGAGCGGCTCCCAAGAACCGCTCTATTTTCCTTTATATTCGATTTTGGCTATTCAGTGATAAAATACTCACATAAGCAAATAAACGCGTTCCTGTGTCAATCTGTGACGCCTGGCAAGCGACTATTTAAAATCCGTCATTAGATAGTCGATCCCCTCCGCGCTTTTCCCGTCCTGGACAATCTGCCCGGTCAGGACCATAGCCCGAAACACTTTGAGATATTGCCCGTAAAACGTCGCGAAGTGTAGCGCCGTACAAGATACCTTCGCGGTCATAAATGATAGCTTTGTAACAAGCACCGGCGTATTACCCTTATATGGGAACCAAATATATATACCTAAATCGTGCAAGTAAAATTTGAATGATGCCCGGAACCGTTTAAATCTCATACATTCAGTACACGCGAAGCCTTCCCATTCTTCCGGATAACTGCCTTCTTCCCAGCTGCCGCCTGTTATCATTTTTGCTTGCCTGGTGTCCGAAACGGTATAGTGCTTTACGCTCTGCTCTTCCAAATCAACGTCCGGAGTCCAATATACACATACACGCAGTCCGTTACTTTCGGAGAATAGCGCCGGTTCCCCTTTTTTGATTTTGTTAAGATCAATATGATAGTAGTCAAAAATCGGGCTTTTCTTTTTTACGGTATTTGCCAGACAGAAAACTTTGACATCCTGCCTCAATCGAATAACCGTAGACAGGTTATTGAGATACCCTTCCAAAAAAGCGTCATTTGACAATTTCGCGCGCCGCTCCAAAAACTCCTCAAATATAATAGTCCCTACGTCGTCGTAGTTGTTACCCTTATATTTGAGCCACCCGGAAAGGCTCATCACGGAACCGACTTTTTCTCTGATAATCTCCGTTCCCTTTCCAAAACTCCGGGCGATAAAATCAGATGTATAGACAGTCAATTCTTTTTCATAGTTGGTCAGTTCTGAAAATCGATTTTTCAGCGCTGCAATGTATTTCCTGGCTTTCGTCTGCGTGATATCGTCGTCAATTGTGCGCATCATCACAAATGCGCGCTTGTTTTCAATCCAATCTATCAGGCAGTGTTCCAATATCCCGTATGACTTCCCAAAACTACGCATACCGAATATCAGATAAACGTCTGCGTCCAACTTGATTAACTCCGGATAGTTGACAACTTCCATCTTCAACCCGTCCGCCGTTCGGATCTCCAAAGGTTTTAAATAGGCCATAGCTTTATCCCTCCATCGGCGTAGCGGGTTCAATCTGGATATAGTTGATAGTATCCAGCAGCACAGCGCTTTTATAGATATCTCCGTTGTAAGTGTTCTGCCCTGTCACAAAAAGCGTATTTCCGCGCTCTGCATAGTCAAGTTTCAAAACACGTTCGTAGGAAAACTTTCTGTGGTTTTTGCTGTCAATAAAAATTAAATCAATCATAATTTCACCTCTCAATTTTGCAATACATACCAGGTTCCATTGCTATCGTTACAAATGAATAAGGATTATTCATATCACCGGTCAATGTAGTTATGTAAAAAATATGTAACATCGGGTTCAAAGACATTGTATTGACGTTTTGTATAGTTGTAATAAGGCAATCTTCATCATCGTAAACCGATATTTTAATCATAAATTCACCCCGTAAATATTCCTTTTATCGCGTAATAGCTTTCTGTTTATCTTTTCTTCCACGGTAAACACCCCGGTATGTCTCCGCCCAGTTGCCGATATAACCAAATCCGAAAACGGGAACCGGTCCGGATAATTTGCGTGCAGCGCATAATCCGGAGATATCGTCAACTGATATGTTGTATTCTCAATCCAGCACCCGCCACCGTCGTCGTATACGCCAAGGGGATTGTCTATACATCTGGAGACGGTACGCCCGGAAATATCCGCGTCAAATATCGTTCCCGGCGTGAAATCGTCAAATCCCTGGATATACTTCACAGCGCTTTTGCTCATACCCGCAACAGTCGAAGCAAAAGAGCCGTCCTGATACTGAACCAAATACTTTTTTGCACCGAGTGTCTTAAATCCCGCCCACGCTCCTTTCTTTTTCGTCTCCCAGTCGAAGACGCCCAAATCCGGAAACGTTTCAGTGATTCCCAGGTCTGCAAGGCGTTTTGTCTTTATCTCTTCTACCCATTTGTTATACTTTTCGATATACGACAGACACTCCGCAACGTCAATTACTTTCGCGCTGTCCGTATCACAGTATAGCGTCCGCCTGTCGTTGTACCTGATAAAGTCCATCCATAAATGATAGCGCGTCCAGGCGGGGACGAAAACGCCCCACTGGTACGGAAGAAAGCTATTCCAAGACTTATAAAATTCATCCAGCAGCCCGTTTATAAGTGTTTCGTTGCTGTAGTCCTGGTACTTCTTTTCCCAGGTTGCGGTGTCAAAATGTAGTTCTATAATGTCGTGTATTGGATTCGTGACCGCCATTCCGTAAAAACTGTTGACACGATTTTTTGCCTTCATATAGTCGATCTCGCGCCCGGCGACGTTTTTCAGTTCCTGTTTGTCCTTGTAGTATCGCAGCATCAACCGCAGATATTCAGGCGGCAGATAATCCGCGCGCGACCAGTACAATTCGAGAACCGCAATCTCTTTGACGTCGTAGGCTTCAAAAATTATTTTCAAGTCAAGTGAAGTACAAGCGGTTTCAAGCATGCTGCAGCTATATATCCGACCGTTGTCAAGTTCTACGTCTTCTGTTGTCTTGCACTTTGAAAATGACAAATAAGTATTTAACATTTTGGATTTCACACCAATAAGACGTATACGGCAGATGAATAAAACGTCGCTTTTATCCATCATAAACAGTAAGTCGTCTTTTGTCGGACTATCCACACGAAAAAGCCCGCCCATTGGGTATTTATGCGCCAACATGGCGAAGGGGTACGCACTGCCATAGTCGAAGCTATCAACGCCGTGCATGACTTCTCCCATGTATATGTAATTGGCGTGCGTATAGCCGCCCATGAAAGCATCTTTGCAGCACATGAATTTTTTATAGTCCATGCGCGACGATGTAAACAGTTTTCGGTTGCGCTTATCATGCCGCATAGCCTTTCGTGCTTCGTTTCGGAGAAAGCCGGTATTTGTAAGTGGAAACTCCCAAAACGCCATACCTTCGGCGGCTTCCAGCTGCCGGATCTTATGCCACATAATAAGTACATCCCACGCACAATACAGTTCGTCGGAATCACTGACCGGTTCCCCAGGTCGGCGGATCGTCTGATAGTCCATTTCAAGTTTTTGTAATCCGCAATCTTCCGCGCAGCTTGCCAGGGACTTGTTTGTGAGGAAATAGCTGCAACGAAACTCAATCACATCATCCAGAACAAACTTTAACATTTTATGTGTATCAGTCGCAAAAACCTCTGATATCACATGGTCGCCCAGGTTTCGGATGATGGATTCTGTTTCATAAGAAAGATTGTGGACAAAGACAATCGTTCTATCAGCATCGTTCCATGTTACAACTTTATCCAGGAAATCCGCCCAGCTTGTAAACGTAAGATATTCCGTGTCGCGGATTGCTTGCCAGTGCCACGTATACAGACAATCCGCTCCGTCTATTACTTCGTGCGTTGTCTCAATGTCAAAACAACATAGTTGTTTTGAGTATCGGATTTTCTTTCTCTTCGGCATGTCATAAGTCTACTCCTCTTTTTCCTTGCCGATGAATGCATAAGTGTCGCGTACATCTGCCGCACTGAAAAACGCGTCGGAATGAATCAACATGTCCCCGCTTTCATTCAGAAAAACATCTTCCGCCACGCTGTCTTCCTGGTGTTTCGGCAGCAGTCCCATACTTTCATCAATCGCCAGGCGCGTAGCCATATATAACTGCTGATTTGAGTCATAGGTAGCACCTTTTTCCGCTTTATGAATTTTCCCCATAAGCTGCATGGCGCGCTGCCATTCAGCCTTATTTGGTTTGCGCGTCCGATCCCGCCCGGTTTTGTCCTTATAGTGTACTTTAAAATTAGGATGGTTCGCCATAAACGTTTCTCGGCGCTTTTTGTCAATTTCCTTTACGCCCGCTATGGTGCTGCTCTTCGCTGCCAGGACTTCCCGTATCTGCTGCGCTTTCAATCGCAGTGCTTTATCAGATAATCCTCTTGTCTGTATATTGAGTCCGCCGTATCTGTCAAGTACATAGGACTGGCGCCCCGCCATTGATCCACCATCACCGTATGCTTTTTCAAGTGCTTTCAGGCGACTTTGCGCGGTCTTCCCAGCCGTCTGAATGTAGCGCTTCAATTCTGCGCCCGTGTAGAAGTCAAGCGGGATATCCCCGCCCGGTATCCCGTTATATTTTTTCGGCATAGTATCCACCTTTCAGAAAAGAAAAGCGCGGCACATCACGCGCCGCGCCTCTGGTAACGGATCTTTACTCCGTCGGTTCTTCTGGTTCTTTTGCTACCAGGCAGCCGTTCGCTAAAGTCATGTTGACGACAATAACATTGTTCCCGTTCTTTGTCTTCTGTTCAGAGAATCCGATTTTCCAAGCGGAGCGCGGAGCGGAACCGCCGACAGTTTCCATGATTTCGTCGATCTGGCGAATCACATTATCGCTCTTTGTGATCGCGTTACCCAGCACTCCGTTGTCCGCTTTCAGCGTGATCTCGAATAATCTTTTGCTTTCGTCGTCGTTTGTGATCTCCATGTATCCGACAAACTCATAATAACCGGATACTTCGCGGCAAAGGCCGATTGTTTCCGCCCTCTCCGCCACCGCTGCGACTAATCCGCTTTCATAGAATTTCCTCGATTTTACCATTTCTCTGTCTCCTTTTTGATTGTATTTTTGTGGCCGGTAATAACCACATACGGAATCGCCAGCAAGTGACGATCCCGGTCTGGCTATTAACTTAGCACAGTACCTACTTTTAATGCCCGGATGCCACAGACAACGGCATAAGGTTCACTTTCGGAGTCCAAGAACCAATAAAAGCCCTTCGCCGGATCATAAAACACAGAAGCGTCTTTATGGTCAAATAAACGAAAGTATCGAAGCAAAACGGCGTGTACCTGTTTCTCTTCCTCTGTAATATCGCAGTTCACCATAACCCATTTTGAAGGAATCGCCTGTCCGTGTACCTGGTATTTCATGCGGCACTTCCGCCAGCATTTCACTTCACGTGCATCACATATTGATTTATACCAGTTTCCCGTCCGATCAATCCGAACGTCTGCGGGTAGATATCCCGGCTCCGTGTGCGGTTTCAGAATAGCAAAATACTTGTACATGGTACAGATAGAATCCAGTTCCGGAATAAACACCCGCGTGCTTTTTTCCTTTTTTTCTTCCTGTTCACACATCACTGCCGCGCATATATCATCAATACTTTTCATCCCAATGCAATCTCCTTCGCGTGCATATTGTAATATTTTTATTTACTGCGATAATAACCGCTTTTGACAGCATCCATGCCACACACATATTTGGTAGCGCCTTAAATGTAAACCGGCGCGGCTTCTGCCAGTGCGCACAGTACACGTAAGCAATTTCGTTTTCCCGATCAGTTATAATCTGACTGATTTCATGCTGCTGAAACGGGCGCGAGTCGGTATCATAAACCGACTGCCCGTATAAGCTATTCAGCTTTACTTTCATTTTGTAGTTGTCTACTCTCATATTGTCACCCCGTAAATCCGCGCGTCTTCCGTCTTTACATAGTCCGCGAGTGGATAAAACTCATAGCCAACGTGCTGTCCATTCCTGTTCTGACAATCCAGGAAGACAAACCGCCTTGCTGACAGTGGCGCGGTCTGGATGCCGTCGGGAGTCCAAAGGACTTCCCCGGCGCGTATGTCGGTATAAATAGGCAACTTATCAATTTTCGATTTTCGCATTTTGTTTTTTCTCCTTTTTGCTTTTCGTTATTCGGATATTATTTCAAAACTCCTTTACTATAACCCAGTTCATAGGGTTGAGCGCTTCTGTCGTATCCAGATATTCACGTCTGATTTTTACAATCGCCGTACCTTCAATAAATTCTTGTATACGGTATCTATAGTTTTTCGTGTCATAGACACCGTATCTAATAACATTGTCTTCAATTGATTTGCGCAACTTTCTCATTTCTTTTCTCCTTTCGCTTTTCGTGTTTTGTCCGGGCATATCTTCGCCCACTCATATAATAGCACAAATGCCCGTAGAATACAATAATTCCTGCAAGTTTAATAACAAAAATCCCGCTATAGTTTCACACTATAGCGGGATTCAATCAACCGTTTTTGTCTTCCAGCGCTTTTATGCGCTTTTCCAGGTCTTCCAGCTTGTACCAGATTGCACATAGCTTCTGCAGTATGCTCATGCTGTCGTCAAAGATAAGCGGCTGTGTAAACTGTTCCGCCCACTTTCTCCATCCCCAATAAGGAATCATATAAATCACTCCTTTCTTATTTATGATCCATCCATAGAACCCACATAAGGCACAGCAGAATTATAAGCGCCGCCCATAGCGCTGCGAGATACACAATGTCAATCATAGTATAATCCCATAAAAAGCGGTTTCAGTGCGTTGATAATCTGCGTCTCAAGATCAAACGCAAGTTCCGAAAGTTGCTGTGCAAGGTGCTGCCCGGAGTCGCGCCGGCCGGAATAGTGCTGCACATAGTGTTTGGTCGTGTCCGTGTCTATGATCCTGTTATTGACTATGTTGTGCGTGTAGTCCGTTGTCCTGTCGTCCGTTCCAGCTACATCGTGCGTATAGTCCGTGTTCCGCGTCTCGTTGCTGTCCGCCACGCTGCTGTCCTGGTGGTTGTTATTGATGATCTGCCCATGTGTAAGCCACTGGTTGATCCATGTATCATCCTGACCGTAGCCCAGGTTATTCATGTTCTGCTGCGGCGTGTCGCTGTCTCTGGTAGTCGTGTTATAGGTTCCGGACGTGCTGCCGGTCGTGTGTACAACGTCCGTCATGGTTTCATGACTGGTTTTGTGTTCCGTCGTGTCGTCGTCCATGACTTCCTGACTTGTCTTCTGATCCGTGTCGTCGTCTGTCGTGTCAAGTGTTCCTTCTTCTGTATGTTCAATCTGGTAGTCATGATCCTGTAGCGGGTTGTACTCATCGTCCAAGTGGCGCGACTTGAAAAGTACGTTCAGACGCGGCATAATTTCAGCCATTTTGCTGTGCAGCGCAAACCAAAAAACCTGTTCCGTTTCGTAGCCGATTTCCCATGTCATGAAAAAGTCAATAATCATATCATTGAGATATTCGCGATAGGACTCCTTCCAGATTGGATAGTCTTCCAGCGGGGACTTACCGGCGGCGAAAAAACCATTCCGCACCAGGTCGTAAGTGTGTATGGTGAATTTTGCGCCCATGTTGAAAAAGTCGCTCACTCGTCACTACCCCCTCCCACGGTTTCCGTTCCGGTTCCGGATATATCCCTGTTATCCGCCGTTTCCGTCTGCCTGTCGCGTATTGCTTCGATCATATCCACGTTATACTCACATGAAACGTTCTCCCCGTATATACTGTTGATCTCTTCGCAAAAGGCTTTTCGACAATCCAGATATACGTTTTTCGCAAGACTGTTTGACGTGAAGTCAATGTTCAGTTCGTCGCTTATCAGCTGTGCTTTCTTTTCGATGCTTTTGGCGCTTATACCCAATTCATTGAAAAAGTCGTTGAGTATATCGTGCTTCAACATCTCCAGTTTGTCCGCAACGTACTGCGCGGGTTGTAAATACCGGTATGCAAGCAACGCGTTTTTATCGTCTCCCAAAAGGTTCTCGCGCCCGTATACTACCGGCTTGAATCCCGCTACCTGTTCGAAAAGGTTCGCGTATGTGAGTTCCTGTCCCGGCGGGGACTGGATGATCGCCGGTGTGTTTTGGTTGACCATATTTACACGGATGCTCTGCTCTGCCTGTGCCAGCTGCATAGCGTACCAGCTGCACACTGACATAAGAGGTCGCTTCGTTGGTGACGGCTGGCAGAGTGCAACCACATCCCGCGAAGCGTGCAGCGTGTCCCGCTCCGTCTGGATACTATAGCTGTATGAGCCACCGTACCAGGTAACGGCATCCGAAGGAATCGCCGCGCCGATAATAGGAATATATCCGGGCGTGACGCCATTTTCCGGATCCACTTTGAGAAACGCGGCTGTCTGTCCTCTGAAAAGTATTTCGTTCAAATACAGCTGTACTTCTCTATTGATCGGATCCGGAAAAGGTAGACCGTTCCATTTTATGAAAGTCAAACAATAGTCGTGTAAGCGCTCATAAAACATAGTGTACACGGCTTCGTTCTGTATCTGTTGCTTCTTATTGGAAAATCCTTTTTTCATGGTTCCCCTTTATAGATGATTCAATGCGGCGTTTTCAAGTTTTTTATATGTACCGATATCGTTATACACAAAAACGCCGCGGTTAAACATTGCAATGACGGCGTTTAAATACTGCTGCGGAACGCCGCGCCCTGTTATGTTTGCCTGTTCTGTTTCGTAGTAATTAAAGTATGGATAATTTTGGAAGACCGGCTTCACGTTTAAACCGCCCTGATTGTATCCATACAGACCGAAAAATTTTTCAAGTTTCAGAAGATCCGACGTAGACGGGAAGTAGTGCGCTATTTTCACAAGCGGGTTGCTTTCATTGTAAGCTGCTATTGTCGCGCTGCTGGTTCCGACGACTTCCGCCCCGTCCTGGACAATCGCCTGTGCTTGCAGATTGCTTTGTTTCAGATTGGTAGCCATGTTATAGACGCCAGCTGCAAACTGCACTTCCGCGCCGATCGGATTTAAAAGGTTCATCGGATTTGCTGCCGCTGAAATTAAATTAGCGGTTTCGGTTACTGCAGTCTGCGTCGTGCTGATGATATTACTCTGCAAGGCTTTCAGATCAACGCCGTAGCTTGACAGCTGCACCCTGTCCCAGGATGGAGACGCCACGGAATAGTACCCGTGTCCAAGATCTCCTGGAAGATCCGTAGGGGCGACCATAGCGTTTCCGTTTATACCCAGCGTTGCGAAAACTTCAAAAGAAAGCGCGCCCGACGTGAATTTATTCGGTGCGTACATTTCAACCGGAATCATGCGCGTATTTCCGCAAAGATTTTCGTATAGCTTATTAAACTGCGCGCTGTAGAGGACTTTCTTCCAATGTACAGCGCCGGTCATGCCGCCCCAGTCAAAAGCCGTTGTAAGTACACGGCGCGTGTTCGGCATTCCCGACAGGTCCTCTCCTACAACTTGATTATCAGTAAAGTATGCCGGTACGTGATACATACCGATAATGTCTTGACTTCGTCCGTTCTGGATAAACGCTTTTATGATGTCGCCCGCAATAAGAGGAGATACTACGGACGTGTTCGGCTGAATTCCGGAAGCACCGATGTACGTGCTTCCCGCCTGTATCTGATTTGCCCAGCTTTTGAGAAGAGCCACGCTCTGACCGTTTGCAAGGGACAGAAGGCCGTCAAAGTAGTTATCTATACCCTGCTGGCTATAGCTTGTGGACTTTACGGCGGTAACAAGCCAGATAAACAGACTGTCTTCCGTTGCAAGTCCTTCGCTTTTCTCTTCGCTGCTCCATGCCTGTACAGCAAACGGCTCCGGGAAATAGTTTAAATCGTTCGGGCTGAAAGTGTCAGCAATCGGATGACAGCGGCGCATTGGGGACGAATTAAAAGTATACTGCCCGGCGAAGTTGAGCCACGGATCTATTTCCAGGTATACCCAGGTCATATCATCATTCACGTACTGGCATTTTGTGATAAAGGCATAGTTGCGCCGTCCGTCGTTTTCGAAAACGCAATAATTGTATCGCTCAACTTCGTTGATATTCCCTGTCGCACGGAAGACGAAGCCGTCCGTCCTCTGCCAATAGCAGTTGGTGTAGACTTTTGAGGGAAAAGAAGAGACGGCGGCAAAGGCCGCCCCTTCTGAATCTGCAAATATCACGTGTTTGTTCGTGATATCAAAATCTGTAGCATACAAGGTTACTGTCGTATTTGGTGTCATTTTTAACCTCAATAGGAAAATGTGGCAACATACCCATATGTTACTTTCCCGGCGTACGCTGATTCGCTACTGGTATTTTCAGATTCTACTGATAACGACGGTGCCTGCAACATCCCAGTTGAATCAGCTTGCGCCAAAAGTGAACCTGATATTGCCGTTATTGATGTCCTGATCCTTACTGTAGAACTATAAACAAAAGGCGTTAAAACATAATGTTTATTCGGCATAAAACCAATAACGGAAAAAGTACTTGCGTCTGTATATTTCCCATTCGGAGTATAATTTCTTTCAGCTGATACGGTTGACAGAATGCCACTCAACCTTTTTGATTGTTTAGGTTTAACCAATTCATAGGTATTCCCGCCGACAATAACGGAATCGCCGTTTGCGCCGCTGGTAAAGCCCACGCTTACTGCGTCACCGTTTGCTGTGTCGGTAATCATTAGACTTTTGCCGCTTGCGGTATTCTTCGCTTCGATGGTAACATTGCTTTCGGCATCGCCTATAACCGTTGTGCGAGCTTCGTCCGGATCTGCCGGAGTTGTACGTTCGGGGAGTGCTGCGTCTGCAAGTTCACCTTCAAGCGCGGTGATACGATCTGTGTTACTGTTGACGGTCTGCCGCAGCGCGGTTATACGGGCGGAGTTGTCGCTTATCGCCTGTTCCTGTGCCGTGTTTCGCGCCGTGTTATCTGCAATGCGCGTTTCATGGTTTGCAAGCGTCGCGTCCTGTTCGGCGTTCTTCTGCTCTACAGCTGTGAGACGCGTGTCAATCGCATTTTCTACGGTTGTTACCCGGTTGTCCAGCGCAGCTATATCCTGATCCAGGCTGGCGTCCTTCGCCTGTAAAGCTGCAATATCCTGATCCAGGCTGGCGTCCTTCGCCTGTAATGCTGCAATATCCGCGTCAAGCGCGTCGTCTTTTGCTTCCAGTACGTCAAGTCTGCCGTTCTGCGTTACCTGTTCCGCTTCTATTACACTGATCCGCGGCCCGTAGTCCTCAATTCGCGTGATACGGGCGGAGTTGTCCGCAATAGCCGCGTCCTGTGCAGTATTACGGGCGCGTTCGGCGTCAATGTCACCTTCCGCGTCTGTCAGGCGTGTATCCAGGTCTGCGATATCTTCCGCCTGCTGTGTCAGCGCCGCGTCCTGTTCCGCATCCTTCGCCTGGATGGCAGCAATCGCCGCGTCCTGTTCCGTGTTCTTTGCTTCGATGGCGTCAAGTCGCCCGTTCTGCGTTACCTGTTCCGCTTCGATGGCATCCAGGCGGTTATCCTGTACCTGCTGCCCGGCTTCCAGCGCGTCAAGCCGCCCGTCCTGTTCCGTGTTCTTTGCTTCGATAGCATCCAGGCGCGTATCCTGTTCCGCGTTCTTTGCTTCTACAGCGTCCAGTCTTTCGTCCTGTTCCGCATTCTTTGCTTCGACGGCATCCAGTCGGCTGTCCTGTTCGTTGTTCTTTGCTTCAACCATCGCAAATCCCTGCTGGATGTCTTTCCAGTTCACATTTACGCCCGGGCGGTTGATTTCGTCGTCCGGATTATAGTACGAATTGCGGTATTCGTTATAGTATTTCATGTTGGGGTTGGTTTCTCCACGTCTGCGCGGCATAGTCAATCAGTCCTTTCTTATAATAAAAGCGGGCGCGACGCGTCTGCATACGCCGCGCCCTATGGTTGGAGAAAAGGCAGCTTGTTATTATTACGGTGCAAGCAGCGCAATCGCGTTTGCGCACACGTTGATACCGTAAGTCTGAAAAACGGTCAAATAGTGGTTGCGATAAAGGCCGGCAGCGTTGAAAAAGTCGGACGCCTGTGTGAAGTTATCGCGATATTCAAAGGCTTTACGGTCGCACACAATAGCAATCAGTTTATCGTTGCTGATCGTTTCGCCTTCGTTATTCTGGTAGCTGAAAGAATCAACCGGGATAACACGGCTTCTGAAATCACCTTCGTTCAGATTGAAAGCCGCCGCCAGGGAGTCAACCTGTGCATTTACAAGCGCGCTTGTGCGGATGAAAGCCAGGATATCGTTGTTTTCCACCCACGTGATCGCCGGTCTGTCGTCCTGGATGCCCTGCGCCTGTGCGTAAGCAAGCCAGTTATTGAAATCGGCGGACGGGAAGGTGAAATTGTATGTCAGTCCGCGGACGGCTTTAATCAGCAGATTTGCACTGTTTGCCGCGTCGCCGGTTTCGTCGTATCCCGGGATTGTCTGTGTACGGATGATATTCTGCGTCACACCGTCCACAAAAAGCGTCTTTACAAGGTGCTGTTCTTTGATCGCGTTCCCGCTGTACAGGGACCGAATAGCGCCGGTGATGAAATCATCCAGCTGCTCCCACTGCGTATAGGCTCCGCGAAGCAGCGGCTCCGGAATGGTAATCCAGAACTGGTCTTCCCTGTTGCGGCGGAAATACTGCGTTTTCACATCCGGCTTTTTGCGGTTCAGAAGCGTGTCACCCAGTTCGATACCGTAAGCACGCGGAAGCGCCGGGTTGATATAGTTGTTTTCGTAGTCCGTGCCAAGCGGGAAGCCTTCACGACGCAGCATAGAAAACTTGTTTTCATACATCTTACTTTCGACGGTCTGAAAAACAAGTTTATTCACAACATAGTTGAGGAACTCGTTCATGAAAGGCGTATACTGGACAATTGGCGCAAAGGCGCGGGCGAAGTCCAGAGATACGGTCGCTTCCGGAACGGCTCCGATATAATCCCTGCTTGCCTGTGCGCGGGCGTCGTTAAAGACTTTTACGGCTCTTTCTGCTTTCTTCTGATTCATATGTCATATCTCCTTTTCGGTTAATCTTCCCTTGTAAGTACTGCCGGTCAGTCTTCCATGTAAGCGCTTACGTTTTCTTTCAGCACTTCCGCCGGTGTCTTTTCGTCGGGGTCGTCGTCGGTTGCGTCCGGATCTCCGGATCTTTCGTTTTTGTCGGCGGGCTTGCCTAAAATCTGTCCCTCAATTTTGCTATACAGTGTAGCGTTTGCCTGTTTTAGTCTGTCGTTTTCTTCGGTCAGGTTGCGTATAGTCGCGTTCAGGCCGTCAACTTCCGTAATGACCGGCGACAGCTTCGTCATAAGGTTCGTACGGATCAAGTTGTATCCGTCAAGCGTCGTTGCGTCGTCCGCGTCAAGGATTTCTTTGATTTCGTCCAGTGTAAACATGTTTTCTTTTGTTCTCCTTTCGGCTAGTTTTTCGCGCCGGTATAATCCACGTCACGCAGCTGCCCGCTGTGTTCCCATCGGTACGCAGTGATCTTTCCAAAGGTGCATGACTGCATCTCTTTTTCAAAGGATAGATAATAGCCGTATCCGATGTCAAGCCCTACGTGCCGCCCGCGTCCGCCGTGTGTCGTATACAGAAGGTTTCCTTCTGTTCCAAGCGTCGGGGTTGTCTTATTCAGTGTATCCAGGTAATAGGCTGTCGAGTATTTTTCCTGGCCGGTGCATTTATTGATAAATCCGGAACAATCCAGTCCGATTTTACCACGGGAGTAGTCTTTGATTTCCCGGATCTTTTCAGGTGTGTATCGTTTCCAGTATTCAGGCTCACAAGCTATCAGAGCATCCATAAGCGGATCGGTAAGGACCTGGCCTTTGGCAGCGTAAAAGTATGCGTATTTATCACGCTGATAGTAGATCTGTAATGCGTTCTGTATCACTTTATAATATGTTATCATTTATTCAGTCAACCCCTTTGCTATTGCATCGTTTAAAACCGCGATACTTTTATTGACTTCCGCTATCGCTTCTGTCATTTTGTCAAGCTGGTTATTTTGCTTTTCGTTCATATCCAGGATCATATCGTACATACGGTTGACTGTTTCCGTGTTTTTGTCGCCCAGGTATTTTATATACCAGGCGGCGAGAAGTGCAATTACGATCGGAAAACCGACCGCGCCGACGGCCTGTGTGATGGCTCCAAAGTCCATTATTTCTCCTTTCGTGATTTGTGGCTTGCCGGGCGTCCCGTAAGACGCCCTTTTACCTGCGTTAGGTGGCAAGTTGAGTACCGCTCAAAACGGCGCGCTCTTCACGCGGGTTGTCCGTCCCTATGTGTATAATAATTGATTATTGGGGATAAGTCAATACTATATGTTGATAATTTGGGGATAATTTCGCGTAAACACGTTTTTTTTTTGAGTTATCCACTATATGTTGGGGATAAGTCAGCGTTTATAAATGATAACTTATGGATTTTCAATGATTTTTGGACGTTCCACCAATCGTCTGACAATTCACT